TATGTCTAAAGTATTTATTGACACAACATTAGTGGATGGATTTGCAGATGGTCCGCATATAACCGAGAAACAGGTGGGAATTGCAAATCAAGGTCTGTATGGTCCGGATGATTATGTGCTTGATGAAGGAAAAAAATCGGAAGCACAAATCTTGACAAACAACAGCATTCGCATTTTTGATGCGACATATGTGATACAAGGACGTAGAGATGTGATTGCTGCAAATGATTATACAGATGTAAACATTGATAACGGAGCGCAAGGGATGAATAGAAACGATATTATCGTACGAAGATATCGGAAAGATGAAAGCTCTGAGATTGAGGAGACAGAATATGCAGTGATAAAAGGCACGCCGACATCGGGAACTGCATCAGATCCGGAAGTTGCGACGGGGGTTATCCGGAATGGAGATACACTGCATGAGATGAAATTATACCGAGTGAAGTTGAACGGATTGAATATAGTGGCGGTAGAACCTCTGTTTGATGTGCTTATGAGCATGTCTACGCTAAACAAAAGTTTGTCCAATATAAAAGATTACGTAATTGAAAGTGGTAAAGTTCCAATAGGCTCAACCGGAAGGTATAACTACTACGAAAAGTACGCAAGTGGCAAGCTAGTGCAATGGGGAGTAGCAAACTACTCGTATACGGATGGTTTTGGAAGAATGACTTATCCAATACCTTTTTCCGGAAGTACAGATAATTATATGCTGTTTGTGCAAGGACAATATATGTCCGGGAAAGTTGTCGAGATAATGGTAGCATCTAAACATTCAAACAGCCAAGGGTATGCGTATACTCTATATTCCGATAACAAAAGACCCGATACACATAATTTTGACTGGTACGCAATTGGACGATGGAAGTAGAAAGGAGAACAGTATGGAATTAATTTTTGCAGATGCAACAAAAATACAAATTCAGTCAGCACAGGAGACAGGCGAAAAATTAGAAATTAAGGTTATACAAGTTGCGCCAGCGCAATTGCGGGAACTCTTTACAGACCCGGTAAAGACAAAAATCATGCGCATCACAGAACGCGAACAAAATATTGCCGAATACGAGGGCTATACGGAGTTTTACCGCACGGAAGAGTACACAGGTGGAATTTATGGTGTAGTTATTAATCAAGTTGGAAAGAGTTCGGAAGAACGGATAAAACAGCTTGAAACGGAAAACGCAGCGTTAAAAGAAGCCTTAGTAAATGCAAATACGCAGATTACAGACCTGCAGGGCGCCATCTGCGAACTATACGAAATGGGGGTGCAAGCATGATCTACATTGCAAGAGTATACGCAGATTTAATACAAAAAGAAAAGAAGAGCATCAAGGATGTACCTGAGAAAATCCGAGAACAGGTAAGAGAAATTTTGGAGGCAGAACAAGGATGATAATCGTAGATTACAACGACATCGGAATAAAACGTGGACTTTGGCAATATGACTTTGGACAAGTGTTACGAATTCAAGGCGGAAACCTAAAATCAGCGGTAGAAATTCATTTTTCGTTGCAGGAAACAGGTGGTGAAGCTGTAACGCGAATCGGTACAACGAAAGATGGAGTAACAGACGTAGTTATTCCGGATACGATGCTGATAAATGACGACATCGACGACAAGTATAATATATACGTATTTATTTATATTGCAGATCGGGAAAGCGGAGAGACCGAAAAGAAATTTGCACTGGAAGTAAAAAGCAGACCAAAACCGGAAGCGTTTGATGCTACTGAGGATAAGAAATTGTTTGAAGAGGCGATTAAAGCAGTAAATGAATCCGCCGAACGTGCCGAAACCGCAGAACAGCAAGCAGCAAAGCACGCAGAACAGACGAAACTCGATGCACAACAGACAACAGCGGACCGTCAGGAAGTAAAGAAACTTGTCGAATCTGTATCCGGCATCGGAGAACAGGTCGAAACTGTAAAAGAATACAAGGAGCAGGCACAGACAGCAGCAACAAACGCTCTGTTATCCGAGCAAAAATCAGAGCGGGCAAAGGAATTAACTTTGCAAGCACAAGCAGGTGCAGAGACAATGGCAGACGAAGTAGAGCAACACGCTCTTGGAGTCGCAGGAGACAAGTCGGAAGTGGAACGACTAGCGACACAGGTGCGACAGGATAAATCCTCCGTGGAGCAGACAAAGACAGCGGTGGATAAAACAGCACAAGACTTTACACTTACGGCACAGCAAGCGCTTGCAGACGTAAACAATGCTGGACAGACACAAAGCGAACGTGTCCAGCAAGTCGGACAAGATGCGATTGCAGATGTAAATACCGCAAAGACACAGGCTGTTGAGACGGTAAATGCTACCAAGACCGATGCGGTTAAAGCTGTGCAAACGGAGGGTACAAAGCAAACTGAAGCGGTACAGGTAAAAGGGCAAGAGGTAATAAACTCCATTCCGAGCGATTTTACCACGCAGATGGCAACAAAGTTGGACAAGCAACAGGGTACTGAAAACGCTGGGAAATCTTTGATAATTGGAGAAGACGGAACTGTTATCGTAGGAGAGCCTGCTGTACAAATCGAGGTGGATAAAACGCTCGCACAAGAGGGGCAAGCAGCGGATGCAAAAGCTACGGGAGATAAAATCTTACAGTATGCAATTAAGAACACCGCATCCGGCGAGGGTATCGTGAAAATCACTGATAGTGCCGAAGAAAAACTGTTGGATTTTGGTATGCAAGGAAAGACAGAACAGGCAAGTACGGAGGGGAAGAATCTGTTTGACGCAAACGGAATAGATGCAACACGGCATATTCTGGGAGATTTGAGCGGTTTTTCTGACATTGATGTCGGCTCGTACAACCTAAGTAATCTCATACCTGTAAAAGAGGGAGAAAATATTGTAAAAAGTGGAACGACAGGAAGTTCGGTTGTTGGGTTTTTAGGAGAGGATAAAAGTTTTTTGAAAGGCGTGTCTATTACAGATGGAAAGCCTGTTGCAGTTCCAGCAGGAGCATTTTACTTTTGCTGCAATATTGCTGTAGCAAATCTGAAAAATAAAATCCAAATCGAAAAAGGCAATACAGCAACACCATACGAACCATACACAGGCGCCAAACCTTCACCAAGCCCAGCATATCCACAGGAGATTGTGAGTGCTGCGGAAAATGGAAAAATTGAAGTGCAAGTAAATGGTAAGAATTTACTGGAAGGATTAGAATTTGGAAGTATTGATAATCAAGGAAATATTATCCAAAGCACTACAGCTTATATAAATATAAACAAATTTATCGAAGTTAAAGAAGGTAAGCATGTAATTAATTCAAGAGACGAAAAAAGATTTTTATGTGCAATATTTTTATACGATAAAGACAAACAATTTATCAGACTAGACCAAAGTGGTGATTGTGTAGTAAGAAAAGGCGAAAAGTATATTAATATAACATCTGCTAAATCACTGGTTGATGGCGTAGACAAGACTCAGATCGAGTTAACGGATAGGAGTATAAATCCGACAGCTTACGAACCATACAAAGGGTTGCAAAAAGTACAATTTCAATTAGACCGCCCTCTTACCAAATGGGACAGACTAGAAAAAAGAGAAGGTGTATGGGGAATTGCAAGACAAAGTGTACGAGAAGAACTTACACAGTATAATTTCGACACATATATATTACCGTCTGGAAGTTACCCTACAGGTGTATATTGCTATGCGACAAAGAAATCTAATGCGGTATTAGAAAATCAGTCTTCATTTTGCACGCATTTTAAAAATTCGAATTACGCATATTCAATAACGAACGCCAAAGTTGGTATATACTCAGACCACGGCAAGGTACAATACAAGTATTTTGTTTCTGACAAACCAACCGTAGATGAATTTAAAGCGTGGCTTGTACAACAGAAAGAAGCTGGAACACCTGTGGAGCTGGTATATAAGACAGCAGAAGAAACATGGGAACCACTTCCGGAAGAGATGCAATCCGTGTTAAATGCCTTGCATACGAATTATCCTACAACAATAATAAGCAATTCCGAAGACACAGAAATGCAGCTTACCTACGTTGCCGATACGAAAAACTACACAGACAGAAAAATTGAGGAGGCTGTAACGGCGCAGGTGCAGAACCTTGCAAATCTGCTATCTTTAATGCCACTCTCTACCCAAGCGGCAATGATAGAAGCAGACACTAACAATATTTTAGACATGGAGGTACAAAAATGAATAGTACAGTAATTGTAAAACTTATGACAAATTTAATCGGAAAGAAATTCTATGACACAAAAGACGAAGCGGTAGCAAAGTTAGATGTCTATTTCGCAATGAATCGCATCAGCGAAGAGGAGTACGCCACACTTACAATGCTGGCAGAAGAAACCTACGCAGAACAGAAAGACGAGGTAGCATAATGGGATATGTATTTGCATTTGTAGCAGGGACGCTATTTGGCGTGGTGGTAATGTGCCTAGTGCAGATCAATAAGGAAAGGTAGAGGTGACAAACATGGAAATCAGAGCGAGACCGTAAGGGTCTTTTTATTTTGTAAATTAAAGAAAAGCGAGGAAAAAGAATTGGATTTTATGCAGACACTATTAAGCATATGCGGTGCAGTCAGCATTGTTGGTGGAGCTGGGGCGATTATTGTAAAAGTAATCAAACCAGCTTTTAAGTTATCGAAGAGAGTAACGCAGCTCGAACAGTACAATCAGGCAGATTATCAGAGACTAAAAGCATTAGAAGAAATGCAGAAACAGCAATCAAAATCACTCGCTGCTATGCTTAATCATCAGATTACTGGAAATGGTATCGAAAACATGAAAAAAATCAGAGATGAGCTTTTAGAAAGCATCATTGACAAGTAAAGGAGAGATAAATATGAGTATGGAAGTTTTATTACAGTATGTAACTTATATGTTGGCTGGAATTGGTATATTTGCATTTTTTGTAAGTGTCGTAGTACAAGTGATTAAGGAAATGCCGTGGCTGAAAAAGATACAA